TCTTTTGCTTCTTCAATATCTGCTTGAAGAGTAAACCACATACCAATAACCATACCTACAGTAACTAGAATGCTAACTGCTGTTTCCAAACTTAATGTAAATTTACTATCTTTACTTACTTCTGTTGCCACTTTATCCCCCTTTATAAGTTTAATTTTTCTGCTCGTCTAATAGCAGGAATTATGCTATCTACTACATATTCATCAACAACTGGTGCATTGATGTTTACTACTATATTACTACCACTACTTGTCGGACTTGGCAATGGTGTTACATCTATTCGTTCCATACCACTTGCATTATCTCCTACTACTACCCCATTACCTATTGGCAAAGTTGTTCTACCTTTTGTTACAAACGATCCACCAGTTTCAAATGATAATAGTTGATCTGTTACTTTACCAATCATTGCACCTGCACCTGCTGCTACTGCAAGATTAACTGGGAATGGTAATTTCGTCATAATACTTGATATAAGACTTGCTTGTGCTTCTGCTACTTCTGCTTTAATTACTGATATACCTGCTTCTTTAGCCGATTGCCCAGATAAAATAGCACTTTCTAAATTTTCTTTTATTCTTTCTTTGTGTGCTTTTGATTCAAAATCCCTTCTTCTTTTAGAGTGTTCTTCAATCAATTTTGTTTTTGCAGATTCTGATATATCCATATTATTAACCGATTCTGCAAATATTGACATAGGAACTTCACCAAGTTCTTCTTCCCTTCGTATTTCTTGTCTTTCTAATGCTGCTGCTTTTAATATTTCTGTTTTTTCTAATTCACCAATACCAAATGCTTCTATAAATCCACTTTGTAAATCTTCAGAACCAGTCTCCTCAATTGTTAGGTCGTCTGCTAAGTCATCATCTTCAGGTGTTATGCCCAACGACATTGCTGCTCTTTGTTGTGCAGCATCAATCATTAGTTGTCGTCTTTCCATATATTCT